TCGAAGGTCACGCAGCTCTTGGGTGGCGAAAGCTAACCGTCTTTCGTCATCTCGGGTTGGCAACATGGCTTGGGAAACTTCTACCTCTTTAAGGAGGAGAGTTGAAAAGCCTAATGTTGCTCTGGAAAACGACTGCCGACGAGGTCGGCGGTTGGTGTCAAACCAGCACTGATCGTGACTTCAAAACAGTCACAGATCGAGTTGCACACGAGGGGATATCGTTTCTTACGATATCCCTTCCACAATTCTGCAAAGACCTCCAAAAAGGTCTTGAACAGGGTTACGTGGACTCTAACCTCTTCGCTGGTTTTAGGCGAAGGGCTGGTCTCCCGGTATTTCTATCGGGTTTCCTCAGTCGTGTGTTCTCCGCGGACGGTGTTCTACTGCCTGACCCGCACGTGGACTCGATTCTTGCTGTGAGGCAGCTTACGCTGCTTTTCAGTAAGATCGAGCTCCCGTGCTCCCCCGGACGCATTAAGAATGCTTTCGAGGAGTTCATGCAGTGTGAGAAGGATGTTCGAGTTTTTGATCGGCTGATGACAGACGAGATACGCGACGATTTTCGCCGCGTTTCCCGTCTTCTGTACGCCAATCTATTCTCCTCGATAGACAAAGATGTCTATGAGGGGAATCTCGTACCCCGCCACGGCCCTGGTGCAACTGCCGATCGCCTGAAAGGCAATCGGAAGTATAACCAGAGGGACTGGACTCGCAGGCTGGATAATCTTTTTCCAGCCGTAGAATTCCTATTCCCATCCTACTCCTTCTGGAGGGATGCCCAGCGTGTTAACATCCTCGAACCTGGAGCCGAGATGCCCGTCAGGGTCATCACGGTCCCTAAAACGCTCAAGACTCCAAGAATCATCGCCATCGAGCCCACTGCCATGCAATACATGCAGCAGGCTCTTTTGGAGAGGATTGTTGACGGAGTTAGAGGAGATTCCCTCCTCTACCGCTTCGTTGGATTCGATGACCAGGTTTCTAATCAGGTCATGGCTCAGAGAGGGTCCTTGCATGGCGATCTCGCCACGCTTGACCTTTCACAAGCATCCGACAGAGTCTCGAATCAGCATGTACGTGACTTACTGCGTGATCATCCCTGGCTTTTCGAAGCCGTTGATGCTACGCGTTCACGGAAGGCTGATGTGCCTGGTTTTGGCGTTCAACGCCTCGCCAAGTTCGCGTCGATGGGTTCGGCTCTTTGCTTTCCTTTTGAGGCCTTCGTCTTCTTGACGGTATGCTTCATGGGGATTGAAAAGAGCCTAGGACACCGCCTTACCCATAATGACCTTGTCGGTCATGTGGGCAGAGTGCGCATCTTCGGTGATGATATTATCATCCCCAAAGATACGGTTTCATCCGTTGTGGCGCTCCTTGAATTTTTTGGGTTCAAGGTAGGTCGCGACAAGTCTTTTTGGAACGGTAAGTTCCGAGAGTCTTGTGGCAAGGAGTACTACAATGGCCACGATGTTTCTATCGTTAAGGTCAGACGAGTACTTCCTTCACATCGGACAGATGTTGAGGAGCTAGTGTCGACGACTGCTCTCCGGAACAACATGTTTTCACATGGGCTCTGGAAAACAGCTAGATACTTGGATGAGCTTTTGGACAAGTTTTTGGACTTGCCTTACGTCCATCCTACATCTCCTAGCTTGGGTAAGCATACTTATCTACCTTATCAGGTTGATAAGATGTGCGATGTCACACACTCCCCCTTAGTAAAGGGGTATGTTGTGAAACCACGCATACCCGTCAGCAAGCTGACTGGTGCTGGTGCCCTGCTCAAGTTCTTTCTAAAACGTGGGGTTGACCC